CTTTCCAGGCTGCTTGGTCGTGCCTGTTCTGTCTTTACGAACACGATCCATCATCGCGTACAACTTCCTGGCACCAGCTTCACTGCTACCATCCCCAAGCCCTGACACAACATCAGCAGGTATGATAAACTCGTCATTCGACAGGAGGACTTTCTGACCACCATGCGCCATACGGGCCGTAGCCATGTCATCCATGCCATTGCCTGGGCCTTTTACCATGCCCTCAGGTGGGTTGTATTCCTCGTCATCCTGCTCTTCGCCTTCCTGCTCCTCTTCGCCGGACATGCGCTTGTACAGATCCTGAAGCGCCTCCTTCCCGTAGTAAGCGAGGTAGGTGTTAAGAGCAGATTCAGGATCGTCACCCTCGCCGCGAATCGCATCCATCGCGTCACGGATAATCTGCTGCGCTTTCTGCTCTTCTGGCTCTAGCTTGCCGCCTTCGGCAACCCGCTGAACATCGTATACCTGTTCGATGCCGACAGGGAATCGGCGCTGGGTCATGCTCCCCAAGTCCACGACTCCCATAGGCAGGGCAGCGGAAATCTCGGTAGAGCGAGGCTGCGCCTGTTGATCCTGCCGTGCGACTGGCGCATAGAAATCAGTCATGAAACGCTGGCGCTTGAGTTCAGGAGCAGAGGTCATTTCCTTCCACTTCTGAGCATCGCTGAGTTGCTGCTGGTTTTGCTTCTTGGAGTCTGGCGTAGCGGCACCGACAGCTTGAGATGCAGCGGTAGTAGCCAGAATCTTCGGGATGATGCCCTTACCAACGGTGCCGAGGGTCTGAAAAATTCCACCCAAAGCAGACCCACCGCCAAGCCAAGCCGGGAGCATACCGGCAGCAGCGCCACCCGTAAGAGCAGCAGCAGCGCCGATACCAATTGCACCCAGCAACTTCTTCCACGAGAAGGCCTCAGGCAGTCCCGTCTCCGGGTTGATCGTCAGATCCTCTCCCAAGAGAGCGGCGATACCGGCCAACTCCTCAGGCTGAACATGCAGCAGGGTGGAGTCGCCCTTCCTGCCTTTCGAGGCAACCTGCTCTGCAAGAGCGCCGATACCTTTATTCTTCATGTGATTGATACCGTAACCGTTCCCAGTTTGACACGGAACTGATTGGTTGGCGCGTATGCTTCTCCTGCTCTAACCATTTTCAGAAAGCCGTTCGCGTCAACATACACATCGCCATTTCTCAGCCCATAGCCTGATTCACTTGGGTTGATCACAGACATCGAGGCACACACCAGATCACCTGGATTCGCATCGTCAGACATGAACAGGTTAAGCGCCCTAACAACAAGATCCAGGTAGTCTTTCTTGTATTCAGATGGCGCTGTAGGGATGAGTTGCTTGGGTGTCTTCTTGTTCACTTCAGGCCATCCGGCTGTATCTGGAATCTATTGGCACCAAGCCTCCAGCCAACCTGAGACCCGTTAGAAGAGACCCTGAAGGCCATCTGCCTGCCGCGAATGCGGATCCCCTTCTGTGTGTCTCCGTTCTGAACTGTGACCGTAGGACCGTTGGTGAACGACTCCATTGGGTAGTTCCTGTACTTGAAGGACATGCTGATGGCTGGAGTGCCAGAAGTGCCACGGAACATAACGTCAGGGATCACCCTGCTGACGAATGAGAACTGTTCGCCGTCATCGATGTCGAGATCACTGGATTCAACATACGAAACCATGGGGCTACCGTCATCGTCATATCCAGTCTCGTGCTGATAGATGTACCCTGTCGTGTTCGTCTCGGCGCCAGAAGCAGCGATTCGATTCGTGGCAAGGGGGTATGTGTTATACCCAGAGTCCAGCCAAGCAGTGCGGTTCATAGTGCCGACAGACCACACCTGCTCGTCGTAGTTGTAGATAACGTAGCTGTCGGTGTCCTCTGAGTTGGCGGACGGGTAGAACCAGATCACCTCGTTGTAGAGAGAGTTGACCCCGGCGAACACCTTATACCGCTGCTCAAGGTTGATGTTCTTGAAGATGTAGTCGCGAACTGGACACGGCAGGACCTGAATGGATCCAGCGTATTGGTAGAAATTGTTTACGTCCATCCAGAAGACAATGCTTCGTGCGTCTACGGCAGCGTTGGGGGAGATGATAGAGGCAGAGTCACTCACCTGATTAACAGAGAACGTATAGGGAGGGCCGCTGTACGCCATGACATGCGTGCTTACGTCAGTCCACACCACGATCTGCTGCTGCGTTTCGTGGCACCCAATGATCTCAGACCCGCTGGAGATTCTGAAGTCTCCAGCAGTGTTGTCTGTGCGAGGTTCCCAGTCGAGGTAGTCCTCTTGGGAAGACCACCGGATCAGGAGAGGATCCTGTGTTGTGCCGAATACAGGGTTAGGGCCGATAGCAATGACATGCCTGTCGATGTCGCTGACGAGGATCTTGTTGGCAACAGTAGGGCATTCGTTGGCACCAGAGATGGAGGACAGTTCCACGGCGCGAACGGCAGTTGGGTTCCCGCCAGAGGTTGTCCAGTAGTAGATGCCGCCACCCCGAACATTGGTAATCAGGTCCTCGCCATAGTTGTCCTGGGACCAGAGTCTGATCTGCTGAGAGGGAACGCCAATCGAATACCCAGACCCCCATCCACCCCGGCTCCAGGGACCAGCGCCCCAGCCACCGCCAAACACCTGAGAGTCCAGGCCAGTGTTGATCTGGTAGGCAGCGGATACAGAAGCCCCGCCACCAGTCACTCCACCAGCGGAAGCGCCAGAACTAGCGCCACTCACAAGGATCTTGTATTGGTTGGCGCTGACAACTTCCACAACCTGAAACTCAGCATTAAGAAGCGCCGCAGTGAACACAGTGTCGAATGTAGTAGCGCCAGAGAATGTGACGAAGTCGTTGAGTACTACGCCGTTACTTGTGTCGCTGACGAGTAGATACTTACTGCCAGCGTCTACGGTGTTGAATGGGTTGGACCCAAGCGTGACCGTTCTGCGAATAGGGGTGATGTCGTAGAGGGTGTTCCCGGTCTCTACATACAACTTCAGGTTCGTCCCGACTCCAAGGTAGGTCTCCAGGTCGAGAGTGAACCACTGGTGCAGGCTCCTGCAAGTGCCGAGAAATGTGGAGGTGACGTACTTGACCCAGCCACCGATCTGCTCAGGAAACCCCAGGCGGAACCTGACCTTGTCCGAGTCGTACCAACCACCCTCGTTAGCGTAGTTCGTAAGATCTCTAACGATCCCCTGTCTTGGCTGAATCTTAATCAGCGGCACACAAACTCCTTAAAGCGAGTCTTTGGCCTTCATCTGCTGGTAGGCTGCTTCAACCGCCCTGGCAATGACCTCGACTGGCACGTTCTTCATCTTCTTCTGAGCAGCCTTGATTGCCAGCTCTTTCAGCATCTTACCGGATTCACCCGGTTCAGAGAGAATGAAGTCCTTAACCCCGATCAGATTGGCGCAGGCGATGATCTCGTCGTCAGCCTTCGTAGGGGTCATGGTGGCAATCAGTTCTACAACAGGGTACACGGTGCCGACAACACCCTTAACGACAGCCAGCTTCGACGGAGAGAAGATGGACTTGAGTTTCCCGAAGAAAGACATGGCGCTCCTTATGCGAGGTTTTCGAGCTTGTACTTGGTGCTTGCCAGCAACGTAAGGATGCTGTCGATAGAGTTCTGAATGTGGCTCTCGTCGCCCATCTGGCTGCGGTTCCTGGTGACGTACTCGTAGAGTTCAGAGACGAACTTTACAGGATCCTTGGGGCAGACAAACTTTTCGCTAGGGAATGACGTAGGCACACCGTGAACACCGAAGCATTCTTCAGCAAGAGAGTCGGCGGCATCAGACAGCCCATCGTAGAGAGACCCGAGAGCCTTGTGCCGAGCATAAGCGCCGGGGCCTTTCGTCATCAGGTGCAGCATGTGCGCTGCGGTGACTCCGTGCAGGAGCTTGGAAATGAAGTCAGCGTGCATAGAATTACTGCTGCCACGGGGGCGGCAGGACCTCCACAGGTGGGTTGATTTGGTTGTCGATGTCTTTGTCGATACTGGCATCGATAAGGGCAAGCTGCTCAGTGCCGAGAGAAGTCTCCACCCAGCCAATCACCTGATTCTCTGTCAGTTGATCGTAGGGGGTGAAGTTGTACGGATCCGGAGTGCCGAGGTTGGACATGCCAGAGCGAGACGCATTGTACGTAACGCTGTTGCTGACGCGAGATCCAAGCCGATCCCAGTAGACTACGATAACGACATCAGTCAAGCTACCCTCGACTGGCTTTACCGTCATGACCTTGATGTTCCAAGAGAAGCTCGTTGGCATTAGAGATCCTTCCACAAAACAGATGGAGATATTTGATAGCAACCCTGAAACGTGTCCGTGTCGGTGTTGTAGATAATCATTCCCTTGATGGCAGTCATGGCATTCCGCTGAGTCGTCGTCATGCGGGAGAGAAGAATAGCCCT